GATGTTGTTCCAGTTGAATCCACCTTTGTCTTTATCAGCAAATGCTTCTAATAGACCTGTCTTGTTCTTAGTGCCCTTCTTACGTACACCTGGATATGCACTAAACACATTGTCACTAGTGTCGCCACGCATACATTTCTCAAACAATAGATACTGAGGGTCTTCTAGTGTCTTATGTTCTTTAGTCTTCTTGTCAATGACTGGACGACCTTTATCATCAAAATAGCCATCGATAGTAATTAATTGTCTAGTAACACCGTTATACATATGAACAGACTCTGATAACAATTGTAGATAGTCAGTGTCAGTTGAGATAATGATATGCTCATCATCTGGATGTAGTGCGGCGAATCGTGCTATACAATCATCAGCCTCAGCATTAGGATCACGTAAAACTGTTACATTAGTTTTCTCTGATAAGAAATCAATTAATGATTGATAAGTCTCCCAGAACATTTCGCTCTCTTCGACCTCAGCCTCAGTCATGTCTTGTTCTTTGACTTTACGTGTTGCCTTGTAAGGCGTGTAAAAATCCTTACGCCATGAACGACCTTCTAAACAAAAGACTACATGATCGACACCATAGTTACGAACTGCTTGGTTGACTGACCCTAGAGTCAGATGCAATGCCATGCCTATCTTTTCCCAAGTATCTGCATTACGTGATGCAACATGCTTGGCACGAAAGAATGTATTCATTGTGTCTATTAGTGCGTATTTCATATACCAGTACTCTTATTTATCATAATATGAGTGTATTATACGCAATAACTTAGCAGATTGCAAGCCTTTATGGGTAAAAAGGGTAAATTAAATAATTGGGGGAGGGGTAGGCGGAATATATGCTTGTACACCAGAGTCTTTTGTAGGCTCGACAAAACCTTCTGCTTGTGCTACTTCTTTGTTATCAAAGAACTTATACATTTCTTCTATTAAAAATGCTCTAGTCTCAGGGTTAGATAAGTCCATTCTGCGTTCATTGATAAGAGTGGTTTGATGTGACTTCCATGCATCAAATGCTTTCTGAGATACAGTTTCTAATAAGTCTTTACCTGCTTGTCCTGGTAAAGGTGGAAAGGACATTGCTGGTAGTTCCTCTTGGTATTTTTTACAAAAGACTACTGTTTCCATTATTGTACCTCTGAGCGGCCATCGCCTAAATCTTTCTTTGTAACTACTCGCATTTCTGCACCTGTGATAGGATCAACATCTCTGTTTCTATTCTGAGGATCTGCTTGATCTTGTTCGTAGACTTCTAATGCAATGTTTCGACATACAGTCTGAAACCATCTATCTACAAGTTCTTCATCAGTATCGTCTTCTTTTACTTTGTATCCTTGCTTGATAAGATTCAATACAAACTTATCATTCCAATCCATTTCAAATGCACCGTTATTAATATCTTCAGGATCAAGTTGCATGTCTAAGATAGATACCCAAGGTTCTCCAGCCCTAGTTGCCTTTTCCTTCTCACTAAGTTTATGTACTGATTTCTTTTTCGGTGCTGGTTCGGGTTTTTTCTTACCGAACATATTTTTTATATTTTCAAACATTTAATCCCTCTCTGTCATATACTTATCATGCAATTTGAATGACGCAAGATTTTTACCTTTAGACTCGCACATAATGTCAGCCCATGCTAGATGATCAAGTGCCCAGTCATTTGCTGGATTGTTCCAGAAGTATTCAGAATGAGCCCTGAGTTTTTGCTTCTTGTAACCTGATTCTAGTAGTGTATCTAACTGTGGTAATTCATCAGCATTGTGACCTACAAGACAATCCTCACGTGATACTGAGTAATGAATGACAGGACGAACACCACGCCATGAATCAATTATACGCTTACATCGATCATCGGTTGGTAGAATGTATTCTCCGTCTTTGACCCAGTGATGGTGTATGTCCAGTACGAGTGCAACATGATCGGCGAGTTCGAGGCTGGCATCAAGTCCCCATGACATTTCGTCATTTTCGATTGTAATTGTGTTTCGTGCCTCGGGTGAGAGTCTGGGTAAGACATCGATAATACCTTGCGGACCTTTCTTGCCCGAGATGTGTACATTGATTTTAAAGTCCTGAAATGATCGACCGTAGCCCATTGCCCTTGCCATATCAACATGATATTCAAACTCCGTTATACTGTTATTTACTATACCTTCACTTGCTGATGCAAGAACTGTAAACTGACCTGGATGAAACGATAGCCTGACATTGTTTGTACGTGCAACCTCACCGATAGGCGCACATAGTTGCTCCATACGATTACGAACGTCAGTCTGTTTGTAGAAGTATGCGAATTCAGGATGACTGTAGCCACATAGCATGTCACTAGTTAGACGTACCATACGTAATGATTGGGGTAATGTAGCGACCTTAGATACAAGATTGTATGTATTAGTCAGATTACGCTCCATGATGTCCCACATTTTTTGTTCTGCGAGATCAGGATTATTACGTAACCACGTGAGTGTAGTGGAACCCGTATTGAGACCCTCAGTAGAAACCATTTGTTGCTTGTGATTGATTTCTGACCATTTACATGCGAAGCCAATTCTTTTAATATTGTTATTTGTAAACATTGATAAATACTCTTATAAAGTGATGGAAAATAAAACCTATGCATGATATACGAAACATACTGAATATTATAAACGAAAGTGAGGGTAATGTCAAATCTAATTTACCCGAAGCGAATCCGGGTGTAACGTCAGATTTAGTAAAAACCACAGCAAAGTTTCAAGGACGCTCAGATGGTTCTAATGACGGCATGTCTAATGATTTTGAAGTAATGTCTTTAGAAGATTTCTTACTAGATAATGGCGTAGAACCTGATGAAGATGCAGAAGAATTGGCTATCAAACAACAAGCCCGGGCTGATGGAGATGATGAAGCAGAAGATTTAGAAGAATTCTATGTACCTCCCTACAATAATAACAAGAACATAAGATCAGCAAACCAGAGATCATCTGGTAGATGTGAAAAATGTAGAGGAGATGGAACAATACTCAATCCTCAAAGAACAGACGTTATGGTTTGCCCAGAATGTAGTGGAGCAGGATTCTTTGGAGATACAAAGAATCGCAGAGAACCAGCAGATCAATATACAGAAGGTTTAGGAAAGGATGGTAAAGGACCTGCTGTTAAGTATAAAGATAGCACTCAAGCAGATTTAGATCAAAGAATTGCAAATGCAAGTCCACCTAAAAGAGATAAGGAAGAGGCTTCAGCAGATGAAGGCGAAGTTGCTAGACATTTAAGACACATGAGACAACTCTCAGGTCAATCAAAAATCGATGAAGTACTTGATGCTCAATCTCGTAAATTAGGCGACAAAGAATTAACTGATTACTTAGATAGAATTCTAGCAAAACAAAAAGGTAAGACAGATAAGTACAAACTTCCGTATGTACACAGATCATTAGTTAAGGATCTTATCCCTATCGTTGACCAAGAAAAAAACCCGTATGATTTAGACAAATTAGCCAAAGACATTACAGTACGTCCGACTAAGTTACTTAAGCAAAATGAAAAGATGCAACACAGTGACGGTACAACTAGTATTTTCTACAATGTTGGTATCCCTGCTTTAACAGGTTTAGGTTATGATGAAGAAAAACAAGAATTTGCTATTGTAAATACATGCCCAGGAGCAGGAGAGTGTAAGACATTCTGTTATGCTTTAAAAGGTGGATATGTACAATGGAGAGCATCATCATTAAGTCAAACACGTATACTTAACTACTTATGGAATGATCCTGACGGATTCATGGAACAATTGTCAACTGAAATAGACAGAGAATCCAGAAAAGCAGATGCTAAACAAGGTAAACATAAAGTTACTATTCGTTGGCATGATGCTGGTGATTTCTTCTCAGACAAATATTTAGAAATGGCTTATAAACTAGCCGCAACTCATCCTACTGTAGACTTCTATGCATATACTAAAATGGCAGACGTTGCAGGTTCAGTTCAAAATAGACCACCCAACTTTAAGATTAACTTCTCAATGGGTGCTAGAAAAGGTGAAGAGAAACGTGTAGACTTCGGTATAACAAAGCATTCTTCAGTTGTTCCTAAAGATATCTTTAATGATCTTATTCAGAAAGATGGTAACAAGATTCTCAAAGATAAAGACGGCAAAATTCAATGGAATAGTCCTGAAGATTGGGAAACATTCAAAGAAAGACTAGCAAACAAATATTCAATAAATCCACAGTCTATTATTAGTTATTCAGAAATGATGGATATACCATTAGGTTCTCGTACTAAAGGCGACAATGCTGATGGTGCAAGAGGATTTAAAAATGATTTATGGAATGTTGTAGTTGCTCCAGGTGATGGAGATGATTCAGCCAATCGTGCAGACGTGCTTGGTACCTATCTGTTAATGCACTAAATCTTAAGTAGTTCTTCGAAACTATAAAGGTTTGTCATATATGTTGATTTATCTTTAAGTACTGTTTCAACAAGATCGCCTTGTCTACGAGGTCCATA